CAACCCGGATTGGGCAGTATGTTTTGGTGGGAGCAGCTCCCTTGAAAGCATCTGTTCTTGTCAAACTGTTGGCCAAGCAGGATTCTTCATCTTCAGTTGAGCATAAGGATTTATTGCGCTCTCAAGTGTATACTGTATTGGGTGAATTAGTTCCATATGGCAGGATTCGTTGGCAACGTTTTGTAGATGCCGTCAAGAAATATTACCATCCTACTTGGAAACCCAAGGCAGAAGATCATGAGTATTTTAAATATTGGAGCTGGAATTTTTGGTTGGATCGTTATGTAAAGAAGTTTTGCAAAAACGGCTTGATCGACGATTTTATAATTCACCAACGTTCTTCCAACCCAAAGGCTTTTGAGTCATTGAAGAGACAGATTAATCCAGATGGTTTTGATCGTCTCGTTTATGATTCAATCTCTCACTAGAGGAGCATCGAGCTTGAGCGAGCTCGTTAAATATACGCTCACGGGTGGTTCCGTGCACGGATTCTCTGAATTGTGCTTTAGACCCTTTTGAAGTTCCGATCTTTGTATTTAGTGGCTGTTTGTATATTATGCGTTCTTCAATTGTTATAGCCATATGTTGTGCTAGTGCTAGATGTTAGGTCAAATTTAGCACTTTATCTTATGACCAGCAAGTTTAACAGATTTAGAAACGACTGCTGACGTTCAAATTCAGCAGACTTTTGCTTTCGATGATAGTGAGAAGCAATTTATTACTACCGTTAGAGACGGTGAGGACCCAACTCATGACTGGGGTTCATATTCTGATGTTGATTTGGCCAGATGGCTTGAGAGGCCTATTTTAGCATCGACTCATATTTGGGAGGTCGGACAACCCTTTCCTCAGATTTATTTTAATCCTTGGTCAGCGTTTCTAGACAGCCCCAGTGTGGCTCAAAAACTATCAAATTTTTATTTGCTCCGTTGCAAGATGCATATGAAAGTTATTGTCAACGGTTCTCAAATGCACTATGGTAGGGGTTTTATTTCTTACAGGCCTCTTATCACTGAACCTGGTGAAAAATACCAATTTAAT